GCCTTACCGATCGCATAGGAGATAGCGACGTGGCATTCTTCGGCCAGGCGCGCATCCACCACGGTTTTCGCGATCAGGCGCGCCATGTACGCGCCCGTCCGGTCGACCTTGGAGGGGTCCTTACCCGAGAACGCGCCGCCGCCGTGCGGGCCGAGCCCACCGTAGGTGTCGACCATGAGCTTGCGTCCGGTCAGTCCGGTGTCAGCGGTGGGCCCACCGGTGACGAACCGTCCCGACGGGTTGACGAGCACGCGCTCAGCCGTGGCACCGGGCAGGTGCGCCTCGATAGCGGGAGCAACGATCAGCGTGCGCACCTCCCGTTCAAGAACGCCTGTGTCTTTGTCCGCATCGTGCTGGATGGAAACGATCACGGTGTCGATGCCGACCGGGGTGCCCAGCTCGTCGTAGACCACACCGACCTGTGACTTTCCGTCCGGGCCGATGCCTGCGATCGTGCCGTCGGTGCGGGCGGCGTCGAGGCGGCGGCAGATCTCGTGGGCGAGCACGAGCGGCAGCGGCAGGCGCTGGGGCGTCTCGTTCGTAGCGTACCCATAGACGGTGCCCTGGTCACCCGCCCCCAGGCTCGCATACGCCGACTCATCACCCGCACGCGCCTCGATGGAGGTTGTAACACCTGCGCCGATGTCGGCGGATTGGCGGCGCACCCACACGTAGATGACAAACCGGTTCGGGTTGTACCCGGCCCGGCGCAGCGCCTCCCGTGTGCAGGCGCGCAGCTGCGGCCGGATGGTGGTGGTGATCTCGCCGGTGACGATGATGCGCCTGCCACTCGCCATGACCTCAACGGCCACGCGTGCCGCCGGGTCGAGAGTGAGGATGTCATCGAGGATGTGGTCTGCGATCAGATCGCACAGCTTGTCGGGGTGGCCGATACACACAGATTCAGCACTTCGCACTACAGACACGCGGAGGGCTCCTTTCACAAAAGCGAACAACAAGAAAGCCCGCCCGGGTGCCGGGCAGGCCAGAAACAAAACAGAGGTGGCGGGGGCGTTAGGAGGAGGCTTTGAGTAGCTGCTCCATGACCTCATCACCTGGTGTGGTGCCGGAGTAGTCGGTGGTGCAGGTGGCGCGCACGATGTCGAAGATCTCGTACCAGTACACGTTGGCCTGCTTGCCGAACGACTGCGACATGGCCACGAACGGGCTGGCGATCGCAGCTCCCGTGGTGGGGTGTTTGCCGAGCAGACCGAACTTGGAGATTGCCTGCTCGCACTGGATGTATCGGGCGAACGCCTGCGCGTACTGCTCAATTAAGCGTTTGGAGACGAACTCGGTGCAGCCGCGTTCATCCAGCCAGTTCCAGGTCTCCCGGTAGACCAGGTCCGCACCGAGCGGTTGGCCGTCGCGCTGCTCGGCCGAGAGGTAGTCGCCGGGTTCTGGCATCGTCTCGCCTGCGAGCAGCGCACCGTCGCCGATGTCGGTGCCGTCCAGGTCGAACACATCGAGCTCGGCCGGTGTGGTGAGCCGGGTGGCGGGGCGACCTGAGGCGAGCTTGTCGGAAAGCGCCTCGGGTTTCGCGCCCGCGCGGACCCTGCGTCCGCCCCTGTTGGTGCCGTCTTTGGCCATGGTGCTACCTCCTTTCCGAGGGCGTCGTGCCCTGGTGTGGAGGGCGTGAAGGGGTCAATACCCCGTTTGATTCGGTGACTTTGCGCGCGGTTGGCCCCGCCCGCTGAGGAGCGCCCAGCCGGTAGAGATCCGCATCCCCCTACCCCTCTCACAGCCGCGCGACGTTGCCCCGTGTGGGTCGAACAGGACGCAGGTGGGCATCATCAAGACTCGGCGGGTAGGCCGCGACACAACGCGACACAGCGCTTATTAGTAGCTGTAGACCCGAGGTGCTTGCCGCCAACGGTCACCATCAAGCGCAGACTGACGGGAGTGGCATGGTTTGCACAGACCACGCAGGTTCGACTCCTCATGAGTGCCGCCGTGTTCCAGGGGCAGGATGTGGTGCACTTCCTGCACCGGCGTGTAACGACCAGCTTCGAGGCAGTCCTCGCACAGCGGGTGAGCCTGTACGTAGGCGTTGCGAATCTTTCGCCACCGGTGGTTGTAACGTTGGTTGATCTTCGGGTCACGCTGATGCTTCCGGTAACGCGCGTCCTCGGCTTTAGCGTGGACTGGGCAGAACCGGGTGTCGGTCAGCTCAGGACAGCCCGGCGCTGAACACGGACGTTTGGGTTTTCTTGGCATCCGTTTCACCGCCCTCCAACAATGGCAACGACCCCCAGACGGACTGCGAAGACTCGTCTGAGGGTCGGGACCTACTTTTCAACCACTTATATGTTCTCAAGCCTGTGGTGGGTTTTCCATCGCACGGTTCGGATACTAGCCAACGCTCATAGTGGGTTAGTGCCTGCCGTACAGCGCTGCGGCCAGCCGGTCCAGTGCCCGGTTCTTCCTGCGGTAGACACTGTCACGCTCAATGTAGAAGTGGTCAGCGATCGCCATCACCCGCTCATCCTGGGTGCCCTCTGCGAGAAAGAAGGCCTCCAGTACGAACCTGTCGTCTTCGGACAGCAGTGCCCAGGCGGGTAGGAACCAGGCCATGTACTGGCGTGCCTCGCGTTGGCGTTCGGTGAGCAGGTCGATCTTGTCCAAGGTGGCGGTGATCCGGTTCTCGCCGGCGTGCGGGTTAGTGTGCCTGGGTATCCCATCGAGTCGGGGCGAGGCCGGGGTGGCCAGGTCACCGCGCAGCTGCTCAGCAGCCTGGCTGGTGTGTTCGGCGGCGTATTCCATGATCGGATAGTCCTGCAGGGCCGCGATCGCCGCTTTGCGGGTGTCTAAGTACTTGGTCATCACATGCATCAGGCACGCTCCTGTTCCGGTTGTAGCTGGTGGGTCACCGCGTCGATCAGCGCGGATTGAATGTCGTCCTTCGACTCGAGGGCTTGAAGAACGGCTTCATCGAGGGTGCCTTCGGCAACCAGGTGGGTGATCGTCACCGGCTGGTCTTGACCTTGGCGGTAGAGCCTGGCGTTGGTTTGCTGGTAGAGCTCCAAGGACCAGGTCAGCGAAAACCACACCAGGAGGTTGCCGCCTTGCTGGAGGTTCAGCCCGTGGCCTGCTGAGGCTGGGTGAATCAGCGCCAGCGGTATCTGGCGTTGGTTCCAGGCCGTGATGTCGGCGCTGGTTTTCAGTTCACGGGCCTGTGGGAACCGTGCGGTGATGCGTTGCAGGTCGTGTTTGAACCAGTACGCCACCAACAGGGGCTGGCCGTTGGCCGCCTCCACCAGGTCCTCCAAGGCGTCGAGCTTGCGCTCATGCACCACCACGGTCTCGCCGTGCTCGTCATAGATCGCCCCAGAAGCCAGCTGCAGTAGTTTGCCTGAGAGCGCGGCAGCATTGGCGGCATCGATGACCTGCCCATCCAGGTTGAGGACCATCTCGTCACGCAGCCGCTCATAGGCCCGTTGTTCTCTTGGTTCGAGGTCGACGACCTGCGTGGTGATCGTCAGCTCGGGAAGTTGCAGGTGGTCGGTGGTGCGCATCGACAGCGTGATGTCACTGATCGCCTCATAGATCTCATCTTCAGCACCGGGTGTGGGTTTGTAGGTGAAGACCTGCATCCCATTGCGCTTATCGGGGGTGAACCACTTGTTGCGGTATCCGGTGATGAACCGTCCGAGGCGCTGGCCTTCATCCAGGAGTCGGAACTGCGCCCACAAGTCCATCAGCCCATTGGCTGCCGGTGTTCCGGTCAGCCCCACGATGCGGGTGATCTGTGGCCTGACGGCTGCTAGGGCTTTGAAGCGCTGGGCCCGATGGTTCTTGAACGAGCTCAGCTCGTCGATGACGACCATGTCGAATGGCCACGCCCCACCGAGGTGGCGCACCAGCCAGGGGATGTTCTCTCGGTTGATGATCGTGACCGTCGCCCCAGCGTCAAGGGCCGCGAGTCGTTGGGCCTTGGATCCGACGGCCACGGCGACGGTGAGCCCATCTAGGTGGTCCCACTTGGTGGCCTCGGCAGGCCAGGTGTCCCGTGCCACGCGTAGGGGTGCGACGATGAGGACGCGGCGGGCGTGGAAGGAGTCCAGCAGCAGGTTCCAGATTGCCGTCAAGGTGATCACCGTCTTGCCCAGCCCCATCCCGAGCAGGATCGCGGCCTGCGGGTGGTCTTCGATGAAGGCGGTGGCCAGTTGTTGGTAGTCATGCGGCTCGTAGCGCATCAGCCACCTCCTGGATCGCGTCAATGTTGTCAACGACGACCGCATCAACGCCGTGATCCTTGAGCTGCTGGATGCGACGGCGTTGGACGGGGCGTGGAAGGCATCCGGGGGCTTTGAGTTCGACGAAGATGACGCGTCCGCGATGAATGCAGATGCGGTCTGGAACCCCTGCGGTACCGGGGCTGGTGAATTTCCAGCACAGGCCACCAATCGCCTCAACGGCTTGCTTCAAGTGCTGTTCGATTGCGTGCTCGTTCATGGTTCATGTCCTCTCGTGTGAGAGGCCCATGACGACCTATGACGATGCGATATGGACTTTTCCTAAGGGCTATATTTTCTGCCCTATAGCAAACTCACATATGGGTCGTCATAGGTCGTCATAAGGCCCGTCTGGCTTAGATGTCGAACTCGTTCTTCAAGGCCAAACCGTGGACGAACATGCCGTGCATCGTCTTTTTGCGAATGAAGCCGTGGTGTTCGACGGTGGCGTTGAAATCGACCATGGGACGCGCCCACCCAGCAGTGTTCATCGCCCACGCTCGGTAGGTCTGATAGAGGTCTCCGGCGCGTTCAG